ATCGTATCAAAATCGTTGATTAATAGTTTATCATTTTCAATGAGTGTTTTTAAGTTAGAACAACCAATTCTTTTTACTTGCGGCGACATCTTAATGCCAAGTTGAATACCGCGACCGAAACCTGTGCCCATAGATTGCGCTTTTTTATTTCCAGTTTCAATCTTTACTACATTTTCATATTCTAAATCTTGATGTAATGTGTCCGCGATCTGTGGTGTGTTATTTATCTCAACTAGAACATACGCATTGTTGTACATTTTTGCCGTATTGTATATGATTGTAGGAAACAACATTGGCGATATTGAAGACGAATTGTATTTTGCAACTTGTTTATATGGTACACTTGAAACATCTATGACTGAAAAACTAGAAGCATCTAAGTTTCTGCCCTCAGACGGATCAACAGTTATTGCATAAATGTGATCGAGTTGAGTTTCATTTGAGTCTTCTTTAATTGGCATTTCATATATTTCAAGTTTGTCATGCCTTGCAATTGGCTCTTTATAAACAAGTTGTGCAAGTTTTGAACCGGAGATAAGTGTGTTCGTTGAACCCAAGAATTCACATTCAAATTCTTGTCTAAATTGTTCTTCACTAGTGTTCTCGATTGTTTCTTTTTTCCATATCTCATCTCTACCAGGTACCATTGACCAGTGAATTTCAAATGTCTTGTAACCGTTCTTCTTGCCGATAGCATCCATCCAAAGTTTGTAGAATAGATTCATACCGTTTGGTGTCGATACGATAATGATCTTTGTCGTTTTACCGGAAGAGATAACTGGGTATACTGATGTGAAGAATTCGTTAGCGATGTTGGCTGGAACGAAAGCGAATTCGTCAAGCAAAACTAAGTTGAAAGAGCCGCCTCGAACCGCAGAACTTGAAGTTGATGATGCAATAATCTTTGAGCCGTTTTCAAGTTCTACGTTACCTTTGTTCCATGTGACAACGCCTTGCTGAAGCCATTGTGGTAGGTTTTCATATGCAAGTTGATATTTTGCTAAGATATCTCTTGCGAGAGAACCTTTGTTTGCTAGAACAGCAATGTTTTGTGATTCTGAGAAAAGTGTAAGCCAAAGAAGATATGCAACTGAAGTTGTGGTTTTACCGACCTGACGAGGACACTTTACAATTGAGAAACGGTTTTCGTGATAGACACGCACCATTTCTTTCTGAAAGTCCCACATTTCAAAGGGCATAAGACCTTTATCGACGTTGACGATTTTGATATATTTTGCGGAGAAATATACCGGATCAACAGAACATTTTAGATACTCATCTATCTGTTCTTGTGTGTATGAGAGTTCTACGCCAGCACGTTTGAGAAGAGGATTGTCGCGATAACTTGATTTATCTATCATTGTTCTTCAATTCTTTTACCAATTTTGATAATTCAGAAGTAGATCCGACGAAAATTGCTTTATCGACATTCAAATTACTGTCTCTACTTTTAATGTTTTTCAATTCACGCATTGTTTTCTGCATCATTAAAAGTTTCTCATTTGCTTCTGCAGTATTTTTGATGAGTGTTGCAACAACTTCGAATGCGCGAGGATGTTCTGTTTCAGTAGCGATGCCTAAAAGATGATCAATTGCATCATTGCCTTTTGTGATTAAAGTTTTTAATGTTTTACGCGATTCTTGATAATCTTTTTCGAGGTCTTCTTCCATTTGTTCGACCTCGAATTGTTTAGATATTGTTGTGATTTGATTTGTCGGTTTTATATCAGTTACAACTTTAGCTGGAACATCAAAAACTTCTTCCATATTTTTTTCAAATTTAGACATTTTATGTTATGTTTGGAAATTCTGTTATTGTTGTGTTGTATGTATAATTATTTGGCATTATTACATTCGATGGATTTGGTGTTATTGTTATTCGCACTGTATTGTTTGGAGTGTAATTTATAGTGTTTGCTTTCCACGTAGAATTTGTAATTGTGCCAATAACGTTTGAACCTGTCACAAAATTACCATTGAAATTACTGATTACTAGTGTGTTTGAAGTGCTGTTCCAATCAGTAACATTTCCGGACCAGGTGCTAGTGTCGTAAGAATAACCTTGATAGACTGTTTCGTTGAATTGATAATCACCAAAACCTTCTATAAGACCAATTTTGAAAAAGTTTTCTTTTAGTCTATTATCATCTAATATATTTGTAATTGATGTTCGTATAATTTTAGGTTCAGAAACCGGACCGTATAAGTAACCTTTGACCGTGAATGTTAAAGTCCATATGATAATGCGAACTTTAGAATCAAATTCACCCTCATAATCGATTGTTTGCGTTACATCATTTAGTATGATTGGTATCTGTTTCACGATACCCATTTCTGGAATTAAATTTAATGAAATTGTATAGTCGGGTGTAAAGTATGGAATTATTTTTTCCATCAACTGCGCGCCGTCTTCAATGTTTCTTACATAAGCATACAGTTCGAATTCGAAATCAAAAGGAACAGGATTGTAAACTGCGAGAGTTGTATTTGTTTCGCCGTTACTATATGTGTTTCTTTTGTTTGACGCTAATTTTCTAGATGCGTCATATTTCATATTCACCATTTCATATGACATGATAGGTAAAGTGATTTGAACTTTCTTATCTAAGTTCGGATCATCTTCAAGTCTAGATACATATTTTTCTTTTCCGCCATAGAGGATAGGTACTAGAAACTTTTCTTGTTCAACACCATTGGAATCATATCTTGAGATATTGATGTTGTTGAATAGATCGCCGAAACCGACGACCATTTTTCTTATGATTCTGTGATAACTATAACTCATGATGGCAGACCGAACGGATTAATTTCTGTTTTTACGACAACATCATTTGCTTCATTTTCAATCAATAAGTTGTCATACATTTCTCGTTCTTGCGGATCAGTCAATGTATCCCAAGTTGTAGAAACTCTGAATGTTGCACTGCTTGTGTTTCCTCTGATAATTGCATTGTTTGTAAATGAACCCTTCAAATCTGTAATCTTCAACTTGAGTTCTGATCGATCCCAATATGCAACTGTACCAGAATTGAGCGAAGAACCATTTGCCATGACAGCTTCACCGACAGTATAATTATTGGATGCGTTATTCGCGGTCATCATTAATGTGATGTTATAAGCGTCTTCTACAACAACGTTATCGATTTCTTCGATACCAACATCGATCTTCTCTTGTGAATATTTGAACTTCTCTAGTTCTAGTTTATAGAAATACGGATACTTGTTGCCCAGAACGTAGAATGCTTCCGAGTAATTGACGTAACGAATCTCATATAGTTCACCTCTTTGAGAGAGGAACGGAACGTAAATCAAATCACCTTCTCTCGGTCTAACGTATGTTTGCGGTACCCATCGAGCAAAAGATCGTTTTGCTACGATAACAGACATATTGTTTCTTATCTCTAAACCAAACTTCGAGAAGAATTCTCTTTCACCCTCATAGCCGTCTACGTTTGTCACATACATTTCAAGTGGATATGCAGCATTGAAATGCTTCAGCGGATCTTCACCGTAAATTAAATCACGATCTGATTCGTTAGCAATCGGAATGTAATAACAATCGATACCATTAATCTTAATGGTTTCAAGCATCAAATCTTCAACCAGTCTTTGTTCCGGTGAAGAGTTGTAGTTATTAAAATAGAGATTAGTTGCCATTAGTTTAGATAGAAGTCAACTGGAATTTCATACTTACTTTGCATTTCTTGCTCTAGTTCTTCAATTTCTTTCTCTGCTTCGTCGAATATTTGTTGACCATTGAGCATTACACCACCAGGCAATTGAACACCTGCAAACTTTTTCAAGTTGTTGCCCCAATTTCTCTTGATCAGTGCTGTTGCATATTCTTTGAGCCAACGATCATTCCAAATTGAATCATACTGTGCCGGATCTATGATAGCAAAACACTCTGCTACAACAACTGTTCCCGCTTTCACAGATGTGCCCCAGCCCCAATCACAGTAGAGACGATGCATATGTCTTTGAAAACGGATTGGAACTTCTCCAGTAAACATCAATTCAAGCGATCTTAGATGTTGCATTGTTAACGTGTAATTGATGTATGACGCTGAAGTGAAATCGTACAATTCATTCAATCTCAACTGATAACGTAGATCAAACATGTTAGCTTGATTGATCGTATCAGAGATTGGGAAAATACGTGTAACGCCAATGATATTTACTGAGTTTCCGCTTGTGTCAGTAGTTACTGATGGATCTAAATTGATGTACTTATTTGTAATGTCTGTCGAATTTAACGTTCGAATGTAATAAACTTTTTGTGATGCGTCGAAATGATAGTCTTGCCAATATTGGAGTGCGTCATCGATACGATCTTCAACTTGATCGTCATCGATGTTTATTTCAATCGTCGGAAAACCTAAACGACGAAGGCAATAATCTTTGAATGTTTGTCTATTTGTGATGGATGGCATTTTATTTTATATCATTTCTTTTTAAGATGTTTTCCAAATTTGTTATTTTTTCATTTTGTTCATCTACAATATAATTTAATTCTTTAATACCTTCGATTAATACAGCAACAATGTTACCATAAGAAACCGATAGATATTCTGAATCATTTTCTTTATGTACAACTTCTGGAAGATATTTTTGTATTTCTTGAGCTATGACACCTATTCCGGATCTTCCGTCTCTTTCGTACTTTACACCTCGAATATTTTTTATTGTCTTTAATGCATTATTTATTGTTTCAATATTGTATTTCAATCTTTCATCTGAAGATGCAGTAACGTTGCCACCAACAGTTAAATCACCTGTAGATGCATTAAATGAAAATGCTGTTGCTGTTGTACGAACGCTTGCCGTTTGGTTAGAACCGGCTCCGGCAATAAAAACAGGATAATATGTCGCATTCGCTGTAGTGTTTGTCGCATTAATTGTTGTTGAAGGTCCCGCAGGTCCAATTGGACCTATAGGTCCGATGGGACCCTGTGGGCCAGTAGGACCTATGGGTCCAATAGGACCTATGGGTCCGATGGGGCCCTGTGGGCCAGTAGGACCTCTAGGACCTATGGGTCCGATGGGGCCCTG